AACCAAAGCAATGCGATTACTTACAAGGAACTCCGTGAGGCTATCCTAAGCGGTGAGTTTGAAAATGACGGAATAATATCCGGGGGTTATGCTGAAAGATGGCTTAATAATTGGCGGCAGGATTATTCAAGATTCGTAATAAAATACCTTCTTCCGGAATGGGAAAAAGGCATTAAAGCCGGAGCAGAAGAGATTCGGAATAAACGCCCCGGCTGGTACTTTAACCCCGCTGAACCCGGCGTCCGGGAATGGACAAGAACCCACGGAGCGGCGTTCGTCACCAACTCAACCCAAACGCAAATTGACGCGCTCAGAGCCGTTATCAGACGCGCCGCCACCAGCGATATGCACGGTATGAGCGTCGATAAACTTGCGCGCGTGGTCCGGCCTATGGTTGGGCTAACAATTCAGCAAACTGCCGCTAACATAAAATACTATAACTCGCTTATCGCTGGCGGCATGAGTGAGAAAAAAGCCCTCGAACTATCTATCAAATATGGCGAAAGACAACACCGCTACCGCGGTTACAATATCGCAAGGACTGAACTCGCTTTCGCGTATAACCGCGGGGCTTTTGCCGGCGTTAAGCAAGCGCAAAGAGCCGGTTTTATGGGGCGTGTTATAAAGCATTGGGTCGTTGCGGGAGATGAACGCACCTGCGCACAGTGCTCGGTGCTAGACGGCACGATTGATTCTGACGGTTCCCCCAACAATTCAAAAGGCATTTGGCTCGATCTTGACGCTGAATTCGATTTTTACACAAGACTCACTGAACCCGGTATTAAACTTATGCCGCCGGCTCACCCCTCTTGCAGATGCACTGTTGAGTTTGAGGAAATTGAACCGCCTGCAAACCTGTTCGAAGAAGATCCCGAAAGCTACGGCGAAATTATTGGGTTTATCGACGAAGAAGGGAAACGGTTCGACTACATACAGGAAGTGAAGCCTGCGCCTCAAAACCCGATTGTGGAAATTGAAGAAGTTTCATATATGGGCTTGCCGCTGGCGGAGTGGTATGATATAATTGAGGAAATATCAAACAATCAAAACGTGAACGTAAAACCGAACACTCCAAAGCCGTTGACAAACGCTGCTGGGAAACCTATAATACCAGTAGAGCGTGTTGTTGTTAAAGGTGGACCGCCTAATGGAATCACTCAGCGCACAGGCAAAAATGGAGGGTGCGACCGAAACTTTTACGGTCCAGATGGACGACAGACTAAACAAATTAGCAACAATGACCACAATCATGAAAAGGAAAAGGGCTTTGGAATTCATGGTGAACACGCACACGACTATATATGGGATGCAAATGGAAATCTAACACGTGGTAAAGCACGAGAGTTGACTCCCGAAGAACGAGAGGAAAATGGTGATTTTTTATGACTAAAACAGCTGTCGAAATTAAAAATCGTATTAATGAATTTGTCACGGCTTTCACTTTTGATTATCATGGTCGCCATTGCGGAGTAGATCCATATAATGAACATGAGTTTGCCGTATGGTTTGGCAATGAAGTTGATATAGTGGCGCATAGTATAGATGAAGTAATGGGGCTTCCCGTCTTTGATGGTAAATCCTTAACAGATATTGTAGCTGAAATCGATATTGATTCGTTCTAACGTCTACCCGCATTGTTTCGCACAGATATGATTTTTGGGGGTGGAACTATGACGCAAGATTTTGAAACCATTGAAAAAGTAAAAGCAGAAAACAGGGTTCTGCGACTACGGTTGAACGCGGGTCTCCTGCTATTGAAAGCGATAGGCATTGCACTGGACGAATATATAAAGCAGAAATTATTTAACGAAAATTTTCATCAAAGCAGTGCCGACAGCTCCGACCAGATCATTATGTTCATTGAGGAAATCCGCAATTTTGGCAAAAGTACTCTTGGTGACGAGTGTGCCTTCGACGTTAATTTTGCAAAGTAATTCGATAATCTCAGCCAACTATGCCTGTTCATCAGTAGGGCGTTATGTAAATAATTCTTTTATTTGATTCAAACAAAGGTGAATAAAATTTTTGTGTAAGAGTTGGGGAACCGGCTCTTTTTTTGCTGGTTATATATAAACTGAATTGTTCGATTCTTTCGATTAGTCAAGATGAGGGGATGATTGATATTATGACAGCGCGTGAATGGCTATTACGCAACAGACATCTTAAACAATATATAAATCAGCTCGAAGAAAGCAAGAAAAACAAACTTGTCAAAAAGCGTTCGCGAAATATCAGCAGTCGGGAAACTGAGCAGTATACTGAATTGGATGAAGAAATCGACCGCCAGATTGAAGAGCTCAAAAAAGTGCGCTATGAAATAATCACGACTGTTAAAAAAGTTCGTGACAATACTCTTAGCGCATTGCTTATTGGTCATTACATAAACAATAAAAGCATACCGGAATTAGCGGAATCGCTTAATTACTCAGAACGGCAGATTGTAAGATTACATAAGAAGGCGCTGGAAGAAATTAAAATTATAACAGGCTGTGATTAAGCTGCCCGGGAATATGTGCATTGGGAAATTTCTTGATTGAGACAGTTTTCTGATGCGCGTATCAGTCTCCCTCGTGCTTGGGATAATTAACTTTTATGTCTGGAGCGCTCATTTACTTTACCTCCCTTCCAGTATTATTGTCTGTTATTATGCCATGTTCAATAATAGATGACAACGGCAGAAAGAAATTTGACAGTATGAAAAAAGAACCCACAGGAAAACATTACGCGATCTTTCAGGGCGGGGAAAGCTGCCTCACTATCTTCCCAACTTGCGAAAATGAGGGAATTACACTTAAAGGGCGGGCAGAAATAAAGGACTTTATCTGTCAGCTGCTGGAGCATTGTTACGAAAGTTCACGCCTTGACGCTATGTATAAGGAACTGAAAAAATCCACTAAATTTAATTATCCGGTTTTTCATGTGACTATCAGTGAAAATGATGGAAATGAAAGACGCACCCTTCGAATTATACCGCCCGAGAATGAAGTTATTGCCTTGCATGGTTGCGAGGAAACAGATGAATTTATCCGGGAATTACAATGCCAGCGTGACAACGCTTTTGAAAAAGAAGATTACCCCGACGCCTCAGACCGCGTAATATCAACATGGTTTGTGCATGAATAATGATTTAATCGGATTGCCGCCTTTGAGGCGGTTTTCTTATGCCGCAAAAAGAAAGGAACTTTAATGGAATATAACATTTTTAAATCCGATGATGATAAACGTCTTGTGTTCGGCTGGGCGTCCGTCTCCATGACCGTTCGGGGCGAAGCCCTGGAGGACCGTCAGAGCGATATAATTTACCCCTCTGACCTAGAAGCCGCCGCTTATGAATATGTGCTAAATTTCCGCGACGCGGGTGAGGAACATATCCCCGAACTCCGTAAAAAAGCCCGGCTCGTCGAATCCTGTGTGTTCACTGAGGAAAAACAAAAAGCTATGGGCATTCCTCCAGATACTCTTCCTGTGGGCTGGTGGATTGGGTTCTATGTGGACGATAACGACGCTTGGGAGAAAATTAAAAACGGCACTTACAAAATGTTCTCCATTGAGGGCACCGCTACCCGCGTGCCGGTTATATAAGCATTCTTTTATAATTTTAATTTTATTCGCGCGCGCGAATCATAAGCGAAATGAGGTGATTTTCCTATGGCTACTTTGCTCAAAAATATTAAACTCACAAGCGTTGACCTTGTTCGCGCCGGGGCTAATCAGGAAGCGGACATCTGCCTCTTTAAAAGCCTCTCCCCGCCGGACAACAAACCCAGCGACAACACCGATATCCCCGCCTCTCAATTTGATGTGATCGAAGAAATAGATGTTATCAATGAAATATAACTGATTTGCGGCTTTAAGCCGCTTTTCTTATGCCAAAAATGAAAGGATGATATCTTAAAATGAAAATCGATAAAAGCAAATTTAATCCCGGTGAACTTAAACAGTATGAAGCCCTGATCGCTAAAGCGCTTGTCCCCGACGATTCAGAAAAACCGCACGAACCCCCCTCCCAGCCGCCTGAGCCTGAACCCGTCCCTCCTGTTAAACCCGAAAATCCCCCCGCGCCTCAACATGTCGATACAGATCAGGCTGCCGGAAGAGTTGGACAGCCTGCGCCCGCCCCCAACGTCCAAAAAAATGTTAAAGCCCCTGACGACGATAGCGTTGCCAAAGCTGCGCTTGAGCTTAAAGCTATGCGTGAACGCGTTGAAAAGCTTGAAAAACAATATGAAATCTCACAGCTTACCCATGCCGTTAAAAAGTACGCCGTGCTCGGAGAAAAGGAAAACGAACTTGCCGAAACCCTCTACGCCCTTAAAAAATCGGACGCTGCCGTCTACAACGCCTACGTTTCTATGCTCGACAAACAGCTCGAACTCGTGAATAAGTCCGGTCTATTTACCGAAATCGGCAAGTCGGGCCACGGCTCAGGCGCTTCCACGCTCGAACGCATTGAAACCGCCGCCTCCGAAATTCAAAAGGCAGACCCGTCCCTCAACCGTACCGCCGCTATCGCCAAAGCCTGGGAAAGCCATCCGGAACTTGTCGAAGAGTATGACGCGGAATACGACGCGGATTGAGAAAGGTGTTTTTAAAATGGAATTTTGCACAACTTCTATAAACGAAAGCCCGGTCAGGGTGATTGAGGCCGGTGCCGCGCTTGAAGATATTCGCGGAAAAGCCATTAAGTTTGACGAAAACAAAAAAGCGGCCCTTGCGGCGGCGGGTGATTTTGCGGTCGGTGTCGCTATTATCTCCAACGATGAAAATGTGGCCGCAGGCGATGAAATTACCGTTCAAATCCTCGCTTCCGGACTGGTCAAAACAGGCGCGGCTGTCAAAGCTGGCGACGCGCTCGCGCCTGGTGAGGGCGGCGCTCTGATCCCCGCAGCTTCCGGCGCTTTTATGGCCATCGCTTTGGATGAAGCGGAAGCCGGCGCTTTCGTTCAGGCGCTTATAACCCACGGTTCCAAGTAAAAAAGGAGGTAGTTTCTTTTGGGCATAATTAACCCTAACGTTATATCATCAAGGATTGCTAAAGGCAAGTTTAAACCCCACATACACCTTTCAAATATGGCAATGGCGTACTTTCAGGACCAAAGCCGGTACGTTGCAAAATCTATCTTCCCGATCTGCCCGGTAAGGCTCTCCAGCGCGAATTATTATGTGTTCGACAAAGCCTCGCTGCTGCGCGATAACGTCTCCCTGAAACCGCAGTTCGGCGTGGTTGCACCCGCGCAAATTGGTCAGTACGATCAGTCCTATCGCTGCAAAGTCCATCAAACAAGATACGGTATAGACCTGATAAGCACCCAAGACCTTGTGCGCACAAACGCGCCCGGCGTTTCCGACCCGCGCCAAGCAAAAGTGCGTATTATCTCACAACAGATGAACATTCATCTGGACATTGATTTTGCAAAAAGCTACTTTAGGTCTGGCGTGTGGCAAAACGAATGGACGGGCGGCGCCGCTTACGATGAAGCCAACCGTACATTCATAAAGTTTTCGGACGATAACTGCGACCCCATCGAACTGTTTGACAACCTCTGCACCGAAATTGAACAGAGCACCGGACGCAGGCCTAATCGTCTGGGGCTGGGTAAAGACGCGTATATCGCGCTCAAAAACAACCCTATTGTGCAGGAACGCGTTAAATACGGCGGCTCTACCGCTAACCACGCAAGAGTAAATGAACGCGTGCTCGCAGAGCTGTTCGGAGTGGAACGAGTCGGCGTCCTGTCTTCAATTTACAATAAAGCCGCTTTCGGCGCGGAGCCTGAAATGGAATTTATCTGCGACCCTAAAGCCGCGCTCCTCGCTTACGCCACTAACGCGCCCGCGATTGATGAACCCTCCGCCGGTTATATATTCACCTGGGATATGCTCGGTGACGGTCAGTATATGCCCATACATCAATACGAAGGCGAGAACGGCACTTATTCTGAATTTATTGAGGGTCTGCTTGGGTACGACATGAAGAAAACAGCAGACGACCTCGCTATCTTCCTTAAAGATTGCGTTTAATTGGAGGCGCGTGCTTTGGCTTATATCGCTTTGAAACCCTGCTCCTTCGGCGGGCAGGACTTTAAAATAGGGGACATTGTACCGCGCGCGCGGATAATCCCCAAAATGGCTAAACGTTACCTCATGATGGGCGTTATCGCCGACGCTCCAGACTCCGCCGCCTCCAGCAACGCTTCTGCGAGCGCTGTAAAAAAATCAAAGGCGGCGGCGCGCGATGGCTGAGTATTCTTACAACCCCGCTAACATCACCCGCAACGGCGTTGACAAAATGCGCTTTGAGCTTGGCGACACCGTGCTTGAACCCGCTTCCCTCGCTTGCTCGCTTTGCAATGAGGAATACGCCGCTATCCTTGCTCAAAATAAAGAGTGGAGACGCGCTAAAATCGCCTGCCTTAAAGCTATCCTTATAAAGTTTGCTTATGAGGTCGACTTCAGCGCGGACGGCCTCTCTTATTCCCTAAGTCAGCGCTACGAACGCTTTAAAGCGCTACTCAATGAAGAGGAAAGCAAGCTTGCTGCGCTATCCTCTGTCCCGCGTTTTGATAAATCCTCTATTGGCGGAGGGCATTACTTCTACAATAATCTCCACGTCAACCCACGAAAGTTTTAAGGGGGAGAAGAACCGTTATGCTTAAAGGCGGGCTCCGCCCCGGACAGGGGTTTAAAACTTTCTCAGTGTTTAAACGCAAAAGGTCAGTTTCTCAAAATGGCAGGGCGTCGACTGATTCATTTTCCCCCAGCGGCGAAATCCTCGGGTTACTTGCTACCGCTTCCCGCGGGGATATCCAGCAGTGGCGCGCGCAAGAGAAAAATATGCAGGAACAACACGCCGTACTGTACAAGATTATCCAGCCCGGCGCTCCCTGCGGGGTCGTTCCCGGCGACTTGCTTGTGCTCGGAGACAGAAAATTCGTGGTAAAAAATATCCACGACCCCGCCGGTCTCCATCACTTTACCGTGTATTTCTCTGAAGAAAGGCTTGATTTGTATGGCGGAAATTTCCCTCAGGGCAATCCTTGACCGCGATATCAAAGAAATTAAACAGCAGATGGCCTCACGCTGCCACCGTGGCGCAAACGAGCTCAGAAACTCCGCAACGCACATCTTGGGAAAACAGGGGCACGGACGCACTTACTATCGTACCGCAGGTTATGGAACCTACACCGCTTCCGCCCCTGGAGAACCTCCTGCAGCGCGTTCCGGCACTTTTAAGAACAGCTGGCAGACCGCCCCTCAATGTGACGGAGTGAGCTTTATTTCACGCATTGAAAGCAATGTGAACGTAAGCGGCCACAACCTCGGCGAGATCCTTGAGTACGGCGCCAGCCGCATGGCGGCAAGGCCTCACCACGACCGTATTAAACAAGACGCACTCCCCAAAATTGTCCGGATTTACTCCGAACCTTACCTGTAAAGGCGGATTCCTATGATTGATAAAGCGATTTTTCAACACCTCTCTTCCTCCGCTCAGCTCGCGGATCTGCTTGCGAAATTTAACGGAGCTCCCGCAGTCTTTTACCAGGAAGCTCCCACCGATACGGATCCGGATTGGCCCGGAAACCCGCAATACCCGCGCATTATTTTTGCGCTCGACGTTCAGGGCGACCCCGCGCGCGCTATCGGCGGCAGGCTTATGGCTGAAGCTCATTGCGCACCGGGAACCATACCGCCTGAAGAGCTGGAACCCGTTGTGCGCAAGCTCGTCGACGGGTACTTTTTTAGCGATACCGGCGTAACTATGGCGGCGCAATGGGAGGATTCAAGGTATTTCACTGATACCGCAGATTCTGTGTCCGGCGTTACGCTCACATTCTCGCTTCTCGCGTTTCCTATGATTTCTACTGAGGATATCGACGTCACCGCACGCGCCAACGAATGGACCGCTAAACGCTTCCCCAGCTTGCTAGTCATTAACCGCGACGCCCTACCCGCCGCCTGGAAACCTTCTAAAGAAAAATGCGCGGTTTACTGGCGCGTGGATTCCGTTAAACCCGCTGGATGGATCCCCGACACCCATCAAACCGTTTGGCGCTCCGCTTTGCTTAAATGCCATATTTTTGCCACTGACGTCTCTAAAGCCGCTTCTGTGGCTCAGAATATACTCCTTTCGCTCGATTCCGACAGGCGTTTCCTTAAACCGCCCGAAAGCCCGATTATCGTTAACCGCGATAACTCTGTAGATATGAGCGTCGACGCTCTCAGAGTAGGGCAGGTCTCCGTTGAGGCTACTTTTGGGTTTATTATTAAACCTAAACCCGCTATGTACCTTGAACACATTAATTATGTGTAATCCGATTACTGAAAGAAGGTTTTAGCAATGGATAAACCACAAACTGATGTAAAAAATGACGTTAAAGACGCGAAAACTGACGTTAAAAATCCCGCGCCGGTGTACTCCGTCGCCCAGCTTGCGGATGGGTTCCGCGCGTTCAAAACCTCCCGCGCTATCGTTGAAGCCGCGCTTAAGCTCGCTCACAAAGATTGCTTCACTATGGACGAAGCCCGCAAAATCGTTGATAATTTTAAAAACAAGAGGTGATTTTATATGGCCGTTTTCTTCAAAGAAGGGGAAGAGAAAATCCGTCCCGGCGTATATCAGCGTTACGACACTACTGACGTTCGTGTGGTCGGCGCTCAGGACGGCATATGCGCCATCCCTGTCCGCGCCCACTGGGGTCCGCTTGGCGCGGCAGTCAAATGCTCCGCTGATTCCCTGCTTAAAACTTACGGCTCCGGCGAGTATGGGGAAGGCTACACCGTCCCCGCCGCCCAGGCTATGTTTACCGGCGGAGCTACCACCGTTTATGTGTACCGCATGGGCTCCGGCGGCAAAAAAGCTTCGCTTACGCTCCAGAATGATTCCGGCGACGCGGTGAAAGCCGCCGCTAAATACCCGGGCACTCTTCCCGTGGGGCTCTCAGTCCAGCCCAAAGTCGGTAGCCCGGACAAAAAGGAAGTTAATATTTACTCCGGCGCCTCGCTTGTCGAAACCTTCGCCTTCGACGCTGATGGCGCTAATGAACCCGCTAACCTCATCCACGGTTGCAGATACAGCAAATACCTCGATTTCACACTTGTAAACGACGCTTCCGGCGCTGTTGTCAACGTGCCCGCCGCTTCCGGCGCGCTGACTGGCGGCGAGGACCCCGCGGTTACTAATGAAGACTACTCCAAAGCCTTTGAAGCCCTCGAACAGTTTTACTACAACTGTATAGCCCTTGATGTGAATGACGACGACGATATGTCCAAATCGCTGCTCCTGCACTCATACCTCAAGGAAGCCCACAAAATGGGTAAACTCGCCATCGCGGTTGTGGGCGAAATCTCAGAGGTCCCATTCGAGAACAGGCTCGCCCATGCCAAAGCTTTTGACGATGAAAAAGTCGTTTATCTCGGCTCGGGCTGGCTTACCTCAAACGGCGCTTGCGAGGGCGTTTCGGCTATCTGCCAGACTGCGGGCGCTATCGCCGCCGCACCCGCCAACACCTCCATCACACACTCGGAAATCAACGGCGCGACCGATATGCTTGAAACCTTCACTTTTACTCAATATGAAGAAGCTATCACTAACGGAATGCTCTTGCCGTCTATATCCAACGAGGGCGTTATCTGGTACGATTCCGGCGTCAACACCCTCATTAACCCCGCAGAAAACCAGGATGACGGCTGGAAAAAAATCCGCCGCGTCAAGACCCGATTTGAAATGTTCGACCGCATTGACCGCACCCTCCTGCCCAAAGTAGGACGTATTAACTGCGACTCAGACGGCATCGGCGATGTAGTCCAGTCTGCTACACGCGTGCTCGACGCTATGGCCAACGAGCGCAAAATCTTCTCTGGCGCTTCATTCACCGTTGAACGCTACGCCGCTGACAGCGCCTGGTTCGTTATCATTGCGGACGACGTCGACAGCCTTGAAAAAATCTATTTGCATTATCAGTTCCGCTTCTCTCAGGCTTAACTTAAGGAGGTTCAGATATGTCAAGAGTTAACAACAACTTTCTCGACACCCGCGAGCTTATGACTGGCAAAGACGGCCGCCTTTTCGTTGAAGCTAAAGGCGTTAACGTGTTCCTCGCGGAAATTAACACCTATTCCGTTACTATGAACGTCAATACCGCTGAGAAACAGCCCGTCGGCTCCATACTTGTCCACAGGATTCCCACCGGCGTTACCTTCGACCTCACCTTTACCGAAATGGTGGTGCGCGATGATCTCATTATGGAACCGCTTCTCGAAGCTATCAACAACGGCAACCTCCCCTCTTACAACTTCCAGGGCGTCGCAATTAAGCCGGACGGCACCGAGCAACGCATATCCTTCAATAACGCTGTGCCAAACGGCTCCTTCGGCTTGCAAACCCTTACCCCTGGCGAAGTCATTGAACGTGAACAAACCTTTGCTCTGAATGCCATACCTAAATTTATCTCTGCGCTCGCTTCTACTTATCTCGATTCTGTTTCCGCTGCGGGCGCTATTGTGTAAACCCATTTAATAATTTTACTTTTGGAGGTTTTATATTATGTCTGAAACCAATAACACTAAAGAAAAAGCCGTCGCAGTTCTCGGGCTTGACAACACCACCGACCCTGCGGGCCGTGAATATGATTTAGTTCAGTCCCTTCTTGAAGCCGCAAATTACCGCAATGATGATAGTCTTAAACGCGAGGTTGAGATAAGACGAAATAAAAAACTTTTGTTTACTGTGCATATTCATCCTCTCAGTGATGATGATACAAGGCTCGCCCACAAAAAAGCTACTACATACATGAAAAACCCGCAAGGCGTAAAGTATCCTCCTATTGAAAGAGAAACAAATTCGAGCCTCCTTAACAGCTGGCTTATTTACCTCGCCACCGATGAGGAGGACCGTCAGAGAATATGGGGCAATCAGAAACTTAAAGACGCTTACGGGCTTTCAGAAAACGTTGAATCTGTTGACGTCCTTTTGCGTTACGGCGAGAAGTCCAAATTGATTGATTTGATAAGTGGATTAAGCGGTTTGGCAGATGACGATGACGAAAGCGGAAACTCCGTTGAAGAAAGTCTCGCAAAAAACTGATTGAGGGCAGCGGCCTCGGAACTATGCTCCATATTATATTTCAAAATCAGGGTATCGCTCCCGGCGTGGTTATGGGTATCAGGAATCAAAATGAACCCAT